CTTTGAAAGGAGAAAATCATGGGCGAACAAGCACGAAGAATGGCGGCAGGCGGTCCACAGTTTAAACCATTACAACCCGGTCAACAGATTCAGATTGACATGAAAAACGCGAAGCCGAAGGTCTGCGAGTGCGGCAGCGAGCTCTTCACTCCGGCGGTCAAGGTGTTTACTGTTTCGGCCCTACTATCGCCTACTGGTCAGGAATTGACGGCGCAACAGCCAGTGCTCATTTGCCTGAAGTGTCACGAGGTGATGAAATGAAGATCAAACGGTTCGACATGACGCCGGAAATCTTGAAATTCTTTTTTAGTGGAGAACGGTTTGATATGCAGGCAACAATAAATCCACTTCCTGCGGATGCGGAATTGGTGCGGGTTCATACGAATCATAACCACTCCACTCCGCAAGTAATTTCACTATTTTATACCAGTGCATCATTCCCGGATTTGCCGGAAGGACAATATATGGAACCGGAAAGAATCTTATTTACGAAATATCACAAGGAGACCCCATGACTACATTAGATAAAGCCCCCGACCTTCCCGACAAGAAACTCTTGCGGGTGAGTGAAGCCGCTGAATACTTTGGAGTCCACGAAAGGACTGTTCGTCTTTGGATTGAACACGGAAAGTTGATAGCTGAAAAACCAGCGGGAACGATTTTTATTCCCCGTGAATCGATCCGACTTTTCCGGCTTCATCGGCGCGCCGAGTAAAATAGTTGGAAAATATGTAACATCCTTGATAATCATGGTATAGACCTTTTCAATAACTTCCTGTCACAATAGAGTCAAACTTGAAAAAGGGCGGCTCTATTGACCATTTTCAGCAAGTTCCGACAATTCATCCGTAATCTCGGCCTTTCAGACCCTAAAGCCTGGGACCCGTCATTATGGCGTTTCTCGGGATCTCAATCACTTTCCGGGGAAAACGTCTCCGAATATACCGCCCTCAATTATTCCGCCGTCTGGGATGCTGTAGGGCAAATCTCCCAGACTATCGCCGCTATGCCGCTTCACCTCATGCAGCGCAAAGGGAAAAACAAGACGATCCGCGATGACCGCCGCCTTTATAGCGTCATGCACGATCAATGGAACCCCTGGATGACTGCAATGGCCGGTAAAGAATGCCTGATGTCTCATGCCTTGACGTGGGGAAACGGGTACGCGGAGAAGGTGCGTAACGGCTACGGGGAAGTAGTGCAGCTTTGGCCGATCACCCCAAACCGCGTCAACCCGGAAATGAAAGACGGAGATCTCGTTTACCGGATCAGCCTACCGGACGGAAGCAGCGCCACCCTCTCCCGAGAAAAGATCCTTCACATCCCCGGCCTCGGGTTCGATGGCTTTGTGGGATATTCGGTTATTGCTATGGCCCGGAAATCAATCGGCCTTGGAATGGCGATGGAGACTTACGGAAGCCTGTATTTCGGGCAGGGGACGCACCCCGGAATCATTGTCACCCATCAAGGACACCTCGACAAACAGGGTTATGACAACCTGAATCAAGCCCTAAATAACACTTATACCGGCCTCGGAAATTCTCATCGTCTCATGCTCATGGAAGAGGGGATCGATATCAAGAACAGTATCGGTATCCCCCCACAGGATTCACAATTCCTCGAAAGCCGTCAGTTTCAGATCCCCGAAATAGCCCGCTGGTATCACATTCCGCCTCATAAGCTGAAGGACCTCACGAAGTCATCCTTCAACAATATCGAAGTAGAAAATGGATCTTATTACGTTGACTGCATCCTTCCCTGGCTGGTCCGGTGTGAGCAGAATTATAACATGCAGCTTCTGACCGACGCGGACAGATCGCTTTCGGGGAATGGTCGTTTCTACTTCAAGCACATTGTCGAGGGGATCTTACGGGCGAACACGGCGGACCGGGCGGCTTTTTACAATGGCATGCTGGACCGTGGCGTTTTTTCCATAAACGAGGTCCGGGAAAAAGAAGACATGGATCCTATTGACGGCGGCGATATCCACCTTGTTCCACTGAATTACCAGAACTTGAAATATGCCGGAGAGAAGAAAGAACAAAAGCCAGCGCCCGCAGTTCCCGCGCTGCCCGCACCCGCGCAACCGGGCGAAGGAGGACAAGATGAATAAGTGGTTTTCGATCATAAACAAATCCGACAAAGCTGAAGTCTGGATCTATGAGGAGATCGGCGAGGATTTCTGGACCGGAGAAGGAGTCACGGCGAAGAGCTTTCAAAAGGAACTTTCGGGCATTAAGGCGGGTCAAATTGACCTCCATATCAATTCCCCCGGCGGCCTCGTTTTCGACGGGATCACCATCCACAACCTATTGAAGCAGCACCCGGCCACCGTCACCACCTATATCGACGGCCTCGCCGCCTCCATAGCCTCCGTGATCGCCCTGGCCGGCGACAGAGTGATCATGGCGGAAAACGCCCTGTTCATGATCCACAAGGCCTCCGGGATGGTGATGGGTAACTCTGACGATATGCGCGACTTCGCGGAGAAACTAGACAAGGTCAACGGTTCCATCGCCACGACCTACACATCGAAAACGAAAAAAGACGAAAAGGAAATCAATGACCTCATGACCGCCGAAACATGGATGAGCGCGGATGAGGCCCTCGAGATGGGGTTCATCGATGAGATTGCCGGGGAAGCTGATATGGCCGCTTGCGCTAAGTTTGTGCCGGTCATGGCTAAAGCCGGATTTCAGCACATCCCCGGCAGCATAACAGCGAATAAGGGGAAACCGACAGCGAAGGACGCGGAAAAGGCCCTGCGCGATGCAGGGTATTCCCGCAAGCAGGCAAAGGAAATTCTTGCAAAGGGCTATCCGGGTGATCTGCGTGATGTAGACGATCCCGAACCGGACCAGGTTCTGCGTGATGCCGAACCAAAAAAGAAAGACCGCATTGCCGACTTGCTGACACGGGCGGAGATTGCAGCACCATCAAAATAAAAACGTAAAAAGGAGCAATGATATGAAGACGATCAGTCAGTACAGAGAAGATATCAAGAGCCTGAAGAAAAAGGGTGATGATATCGAAGCAAAGGCGACGGCAGAGAACCGCGATTTGACGGATGCAGAACTTGCCCTCATGAACGAAATCGGGGACGCGACGGATGACCTGATGAAGACCGTAGCGACCTTGGAGCGGCGGGACAGGACGGCGAAAATTCTGGAAGCCCCGGAAGGAACCATCACCGTTCCGACAAACAAGAAGATCGAAACAGCGCGGGCCGATAACAAGGACCGCTTTTCAAGCCTTGGACAGCAGATGGTGGCAGTCGTTCAGGCGGGGAGGCCGGGTGGACACGTTGACCCTCGGCTTTACAACGCGGCGGCGTCCGGACTTAACGAGACCGTTCCGAGCGAAGGCGGCTTTCTTGTTCAGCAGGATTTCGTCAGTGATCTTTTGCAGGACATGATCAAGACGGGGGTGCTTGCCCCAAAGTGCCGACCGCAGCCGATTTCCGGAAATGCAAATTCGATCAAGATCAACGGTGTCGATGAGACCTCGCGCGTTTCAAGCCGTTTCGGTGGGATCGTCGGTTATTGGGCGGATGAAGCCGATGAAAAAACAAAAAGTAAGCCGAAGTTCCGCAAGATCGAACTGAATCTCCACAAGCTGATCGGTCTTTGCTACGCGACCGATGAACTCTTAGCGGATGCAGCAGCCCTCGAAGGATTCATCAGGGCAGCCTTCCCCTCTGAGTTTGGCTTCCTCGTTGACGATGCGATCTATCGCGGAACTGGAGCCGGGCAGCCCCTTGGAATCCTGAATGCGGGTTGTCTTGTGACGCAGGCAAAGGAAACAGGCCAGAAGGCTGACACCATCATGGCCGAAAACGTCATTGGGATGTCAACCCGTATTTTTGCGCAGAGCTTCCTGAATGCTAACTGGTATGTAAACCAGATGTGTATGAAGCAGCTTTATACCATGAGCATCGCAGTCGGCACCGGAGGTCAGCTCGTGTTTGTTCCGCCTGGAGGGCTTTCATCGGCTCCGTATGGTTCACTTTTGGGCCGTCCGGTCATCCCCATTGAACAGGCAAGTGCCCTGGGCGATGTTGGGGATATCCTCCTCGCAGACCTGAATGGGTACATCCTGGCGCAGAAGGGCGGGATTAAATCGGACGTCAGTATACATGTACGTTTCATTTACGACGAAAGCGTATTCCGGTTTGTCCTGAGAATCGACGGGCAGCCGGTTCGGGCCTCTGCGCTGACGCCTTATAAGGGTGGAGCAACAGCTACGCAGTCGCACTTCGTTGCGCTGGCAGAGCGGGCGTAACCATTAACCCTTAACCGGGGCGGGCCTTCCCGCCCCACCACCATAGAAGGAGGTTTTATCATGGGAGCAAATGGATTTTACATCGCGGAAGATGGGCATTTCAGCCCTCTGCTGATTCCCGTCGACTTGACCGGCGGTGCTCATTCCTCAACCGTCATCAAGATGGGGAAATATAATCACGCTGACATCATCTTGATGTTCGGGGCAGCGATCAGGGCGGCCGGTGTCATTACGCTCGAAAGCTGCGATGATATGACGCCGACCACGCATACCGAGCTGGTGTTTTCCTATTACGCCAGTACCGCAGTATTCGGGGCGGCGAGCGACGACATCTGGGGGGCAAGAACTGACCTCACTTTAACGACCGGGTTCGTCCCTGGTGCGGTCGGCCCCGCGGCGGCCACGACGGGAGTCAACTACCTCATTCCCCTGGAGGCGGCCATGCTTACCCCCGGGCATATCGGGTTCAGGATCAGCATGGCTAACCCGGCGGCGGCAAGCGTCGGCTGTGCCTTCGCGATCCTCAGCGGGTCCCGGTACGCCGTCGATGCCGGGTCGCTGGATGTCTAACCCGTTTAGCCGGGGCGGACTGAAGTAAGGCCCGCTCCGGTAAGATCAGAAAGGAAAGTTATGTTGCGAGAGGAAATCGAACAAGTGAAACAGATTGCCCGTGAGATCGCGCGGGAGGAAATCGCAGCGGCAAAGGCCCCGAAAGCAAAAATACCTGAACCGGCGCCGGAGAAAGCCAAAGCCGAAGTCCCTCATAAAAATGGGAAATAGGAGGATCAAATGTCCAGAAATTACAGTCCTTCAACAATTGATGTAGTCGGTGATCTGATCAACGGATTACGTGTTGAAACGGGAGTATTCGCGGCGGCAACTTACATCAACCATACCACAAACACGGGACGATGGGATCTGTTCAACGTCTATGGGCGGATTCTACTCAAGCACCTTTTTATCGAGGCCATTACAGTCTTCGGCGCAGGCGCTGCCGTTCTCCGGTTTAGCTTTGAAAGCACTACGCCCGTTATCGCGGTGCAGGATATTTGCGGCGCCTGTGCGTCCGTTGCGGCACTTCCTCAAGGGGGCAGGATCGTATGGGTCGGCGGTGCGGTGGCAACGGCTGCGGTGATTACGGTCGCGGCCACGGGTGGCGTTTCAGATGTCACGGCGACCGCCCCGCATTACATCGGTACGAAGGACGGAGTTGGCGTCATCGGCATGTTTACGGAAACGGCCACCATTGCCAGCGGAACAGCGCAGGCGGTCCTCTGCTATGCGCCTCTTTCCGATGGTGCATACGTGGAAGGAAATGCACTCCCGGTGGTTCCTTAATTAACCCCTTCTCAGGCGGGGAGGTTCTCCCTCCGGCATCCCCGCCACCTCCTCATGAGGATAGAAAAATGAAACAAAAATTCTTGATAATTGCCCTGGCCCTGGCATTGCTATTTCCATCCTCATTATGGGCCTTGACTCCAGGATCATGCGTTCAGACTGTCGTTGATTATGCGGCAGCCGGAGCCGTGAAAGTCTCTTTGGTTTGCACCGGCTCTCCCGATGATGGAGCACTCCCGACACAAACAATCGACTCGGCCACGGTAACGCTTCTGACCGGTCATTATTATCTCTACCAGGTGAAAGCCTATCCGACTTCCGGGGGCACGGCTCCCGACGCTGCGGATGTTGCGGTTTTGATGGACGGCATGGATTTGCTCGGCGCGAAGGGTGTCAATCTGATTCACGCGACAGCCACCTATGACACTTTTCCATATAGCGCGTTCATGTCGTCATACAGATTCCCGGCGATCACGGGAACCGTGACGCTGACCGTAGCGAATCAGGCGACGCACAGCGCAAACTACACCATTGAGCTTGTGTTCGTAAAATGAAAACAGGCGTGGCGGTCTTAAAAGAAGAAGAGAAAAAGCGTAAACGTCAGAAGCGCAAGGCGAAAAGGAAAAAGAAGTGACTGAAAGCCTAATACTTAAAACCGCCCCGGTGCTTGAACCGATTTCACTGGCAGAATTGAAATTGCATCTTCGCAAGGATTCGGAGACCTTTGACGGGAATCTGGCCTTGACGCAGAGCCTTGCCTATGGATCGAAAGCCATTGCCAACAATTACACAACCCACGTTGGCACAGGCGTTGACGTGCTCGGTAAGACGGCGGAAGTCCTACTTCATTGCGGGACAAATGGAGCGACGGGAACCAATGACACCCGGATTGAGGAATCAGACGATAATGTCACTTTTACGGCATGGACGGGTGGGGCCTTCGCTCAGATAACGACGGATGGGGCAGGCGCAACGGAACCGGACAACGCCGATTATAAGCTGCCCTATACCGGAACGAAACAATACATCCGGACCGCTTCGAAGGTGCTCCTTGCCGCTTGTGAGTTCGGCACGTCGATCCTGGTCAACGCAGCGACCACGGCAGACGATGCAGACCTTTCCGACCTGATCACAGAGGCCCGGGAAGAGATCGAAAAACAGACATGGAGAAAGCTCCTTACTCAGACCTGGTACTACTATCTGGATTCGTTCCCGGACAAAAATTATATTGAGCTGCCCTTCGGCAATCTCCAAACCGTGACATCGATCAAATACAAGGACACGGACGGCACGGAAACCACTATGACCGTCACGACGGAGTACCTTGTCGAAACGAACGGTGAGGGATGCGGGCGGATCATTTTACCCTATGGCGTGTCCTGGCCGTCGACAACCTTGCACCCCTCAAATCCGATCACGATTGAGTTTGTGTGCGGCTGGACAGCGGCGGCGAGCATCCCGAAGAACATCAAACGGGCGGTTAAATTTGCGGCTGAGGATGCCTATTATCACGGCGACCGGCATGAGGTTTTGGTGAAAGCAATCAACAACCTTCTTTCCGGTCACAGACTTTGGAAATTTTAATGAAAGCAACGAGCCCAGCAGACCTCGATAAAAGAA